TAAATCATATCAATTGTTTTTGTATGACTTAGTAGCAGAAGACCATATATCTGCCTCATTAAAGAACGGTCTTTTAAAAATAACTCTCCCCAAAAAGGCAATTGCGGAGGCGAAAAAAATAGAAATTAAATAATGCCTATTTATGTTTATAAACATCCTGAAAGAGAGGAATATCGTGAGGTGTTCCAAGGGATGAATGATGAACACAAATATTCAGAAGATGGCGTTGAGTGGAGCAGGGTTTTCCTTGCTCCCAACGCATCTATTGACAATTCAATAGATCCCTTTAGTAAACAACAATATATTGACGCTACTTATAATAAAAAAGGAACCATAGGAGATATGATGGATTTATCTGCTGAATTAAGTTCAAAAAGAGCTGAAAAGGCTGGGGGTCTAGATCCTGTAAAAGAAAAATTTTACGATAATTATAAAAAAGAACGTAACGGAGCAGAGCATCCTAACAGAATAAAAGAAAAAGGTTACGAAAGTAAAAATGTAAAAATTGACTTTGATTAGTAAGACGTTCCACTAATTGTTAATCCTTTCTCTTCTGTAATTGTAAAACTAAAACTTGCGTCAAAAGTCATCTTATCATTTATGGGCATTCCATAATTATAAGAGTCCAGTTTAGCTTCTTGTATTTGATATATCATCTTTTTATCTCCCGAAGCTAATACTAAATCAAAGTCATATTTTTTGTCATCGCTTAAAACACCTGTTACAAAACCCTCATCAAATCCCGAGACTAAAGAAGAAACTGAAAAAGTCCCTTGAGCTGGGAATTGAGCTTTTCTGTTATAAGCAAAATCATTACCTAATCCATATGATGAAACTCTATTCAGTGAAACTTCCATATCTACAGATTGTATAAAGTGTATACCAGATAGACGTTGTCCTCCTACCTGCAAATTTTGCAAAGTAACGCTACTTCCTGGATCAGTTGGATTAATTATAGGAGGTCTCCTATCGTCTGAATTTTGAGGATCAATTTGAAATAAACAAAGTCCGACATTATCGTTATTTCCTCCAGTTAAATTTATAGCTGGAGACTGCATCGAAGTCCCTGTTAAATGCTCGAAAACCATATTAGAACAAAGATAACTAGTAGATACAGAAGGTAATGTTCCTATGCCATAGGACAAGCTATAAGAAACAGGAAAACAATTCCCAAAAGCCATACAATCGAAACCTGTTAAATCAAAACGGCTTTCATCAAAAGTTACAGAGTCAAAAGCGTCAATATTTCCAGTTTCAGGAGTAGTAACAACATAAAAGTTCGTCGCTCTTTCAGAAACACCCGAAAACATATGCTTTGAGGAAAGTGAAACATTTGTAGGAAAAAATTTTCCTTTTGTTTCGTTTCCCAAGGAGGGTTCTGGTATATAAGTAAAATTTAACTGCACATCAGGCTGTTGTGTCATTTCTCTTAGAGATAAATCTTGACTGCCTATTTGTTTCAATTCTTCTCTAGGTAATGTTATACTATAATTAAAGTCTTGAACTAGCCTATATAAATTAACATCTAAGTCACTATCAGAAAAAGCATTTCCGTTCTGGACAAATACAACAGCGTTTGGACTTTTTATTGATGTTCCTCTAGTCATTTTATGTTCCTGTTGGAATTACACCCAAAGGGTCTTCTACTAAATCTACAGTCAAAGTGTTGGAGTTTACATAATTCCAAGTATGTGTCCAACTAGGCGAATAGTAAACTTTAGGTCTATTGTATACTGATGGGATTTGATGTTCGAATCTTCTGTATCCCCCTTTGTTTTCTAAGAAGTGAATCATGCTTTTGGTTTGGGAGTCAGTAATATTGCTAAAAGTATAATTAATACCAAAAGTAGAAATGTTATCATTTGTTTTTAACCTTTGTCTAAAAGAGTTTTTGTATTGGATTATATCAGCTTTTATTTCTACATTATTTTGGCCTCCTATATCTGGCTCAAAAAAGAATTTTTGGCTCCACATAGAAGATGTTCCAGTTGGACTATTTGTTTCTGTCGAGGTATGATCACCTGTGCAATAATAAAAGTTATCTAATTCATTCTGATTTATACCAGAATATACTACATTATATTTTTTATATGTAGAGCTTGGACTCCATCCTTCGAAATTTAAATTTGAGAAACAACCCATCCCAGACCACTTTAATAAAGTAGGAGCATGATCAACACTTATGGTTGATGCTACTTCAAAATGTTGATTATTAATAAAGTTTATCGCATAATTATTGCAAAAACCAGTTACAGTTTTATATATATTAGAAGAGTCAGGCGTAAATTCTATGTCTTCAATACCTGATTGATTTTCAAAAAATGTCGCCAATCTTCTAGCGTTTGTTTCATTCACATCATACCTGACATTAAATTGAGCGGTTAGGCTATTAATTGAATAAGGTATTAAATTATAATAAAAATCATCAGTATTATAACTATGATTGGTTGCTTCAAAATTAACTTGAGATCCATAAACAGGAGTAAGAGATAGTCCTGCTAAAGTAGAAGGAATCGCAATTCCCGAGATATTGTTATCTCTGTTGTAAAACAAATTTTCGCTCATGAGTGACCGATATAACTAAGGGTTAATCTTAAAGCACCATCAGATGAAATATTTAAGTCTTCTGAAACAAGTGATGCTTTGGGTATAGTTAGAGTCTGTAAAATGGTGTCATCTCTTCCTTTAACACTAAAAGAAACTGTTTTTTCTTCTCTTTCTTGATCTAAAAAGCTAAATCCACTTTGTAAAAATACATCATCAACTTCTAACTGAATTGAAGCTGTGTATTCAATTGGGTTTATATGTTTAACTTCTGTAGGTCTTTCTGATCCTATTGTATAGTAAGGTATTTTATTTACATTTAAAGAATAATCAAAACCTATAACTCTATTACTAGAGCTATTATCACAAGTAGCGGTTATGGAACCTTGGCTTGGAACAAAAATATTTGTTATTGTGGTTCCTGTTGCGTTAGTACCGCTTTTCATTTCATCATAAACAACAAAACTAGCATTAACTCTAGGTATCGAACCAACCGCGCAATTTACAGAGTATGAATTTAAATATCCACTCTCAAATCCATAAGAGGTATTATTATCATAGTTAAAGCTTCCTTTCATTACCTTTGATTCTCCAGTAAAATCTAAAATTGGATCATCATATATCAAAGATCTAGAAAAAGAAACTGATTGACTTACCGCACCTCCAACGGTTGTTAAACCAAGCTTGCTGCCTAAAGGAGCTAAAATATTAGATGCACTTTGATAGCCTATATCGAGAGATTCAACACCCGATAATTCTCTGGCTGAAGGGCTACCATCTTGACCAGCTATAAAAAAGTGGGTTTGGTAATTTAAAGTTGTGTCATACATTATGTCCTAACTTCTCTTAAAGATCCTCCAAGCCTTTTCTCATCATCAATAACTTGCTTAACAACATCTCTTATTCTAGTCGCAAGATTTGTTTCCTCTTCATTTCCATTGCCGTTTTCATTAGATGTTCCATCAGAGTTAACAGTAATGTTTATTACTGTTTCTCCTTGATTATCTGAAACAGATATTAACTCATCAAGCTTTCCTATAATCGCTCCAGAACCATTACCTCCACCTCCTCCAGAATTTATAGCTGAAAGAGTCCCTCTGCCTATTCTCTGTGTGGCGGCAGCATTCATAACAAACTCACCACCAGACAGCATCGCAGGAACGGTATCAACTCCTGCGGCGTAAGGAATTGATCCACCAGTAGCAGATTTTTTAGGCTTATTGCTAAATAAACTATTTAAAGCAAAAGCAGCACCAAAAGATAGTATCGAACCAAGTAATCCTTTATTGGCTTGTTTGTTTTGCTCTCTAATTTGTTTTTCTTTATTAGATTGTTGCACAAATAAACCGAAAGCTTTTCGTTTAGATGCTTGCTCTTGTGCGAACTGTGGACTATTTCTTCTGCCAAACATTGTAAGAGCTGCGCTTTGTGGCTCCAGTGCAACAGAGGCAAATCCAGCCCCGCCAGAAACAGAATCAAAAGCTCCAGTGGTGAAGCCTTGGGTTGCGAAATTCAAAAGGTTACTTTTACCTCTCATAGCGCCTTGCCCAAAAGTTCCTGGGGTAAATAAACCACCTCTGTTCATCATAGGAATTTGCCCTTGGTTTAAAGCTTCCATGAAACCTGCGCCATATTTTTTGACAGCACCTTTTCTCATTACAAACTCTCCACCAGTTAATAAGGCTGGAACATCATCTCTATTGCCAGACCCTCCCGTAACTTGGCCTCCAGAATTTAGAGTTAAAGATTTTAATATTCCACCGAAGAATCCTCCCCCTGATCCTGATCCTTCACCAATAATACTGTTGACAGCCTTTTGCATAAAGGCTTGAGATAAAGTATTGAAGAAATCAGCAGCCGCACTTCTTAGCAACCCACCTAAACTTTCTCCTTTAGCGATAGCGTCCGTCATGGCCCTACCTATGTTCTGGGCAAATTCAGCCGATGCGTCTATTAGTTGACCTGAAAATTCTTGTTCTTCTGTTAAAGCTCTTACTGTATCTGTATCTCCTCTTATTAGAGCATTGCCCATTGCAGATCTATTCCTTTCTCTTAAAGCTAATTTAGCTCTCTCGGCTGGATTTGTTGCTAAAGCTAAATCAATAGCTCCTTGGTTTGCGCCTCTTAACATGTCAGTCCCCATGTTGTCTAAAATTTGAGGTATACTAAGTTGGAAGAAACCTGCTGCGTCCAGATTGGCTTGAGCATTAGCTTTTGCTGCATCTGCTTGTTTATCCATCTCTACGCGAGATCTTGAGAAACCTTCTCTTAAATTTACAAGCTCTTGGGCGATCTTTGGGTCAAACTCTTGATCTATTGCAGCTTGTAAAGCCCCCTCTGGACCTAGAGCGCTCATTATATCAGACGCTGATGCATTCGGTTCTATCCCAGCAATTCCTGCAAGATTTGATAATCTCCCTGCTCCCAATCCTTGTAAACGAGATGTAATTTTCCTGTCTATATCTAAATTAAGTTCATCTCTTCTATTTCTAGACTCATCTTGGACATCTTTTAAAGCGTCTCGCGCAGCTTGTATTTGTAAACCCTCACTTTGCCTAGTTGAAAATGCTCCAGTCTCTCTAGCGGCTCTAGCTTGTTCTCTAGATCTTATGGCATCTGTTCTGCCTTGAACAACATCAAAAGTGCGTTGCTCTGCTTCTCCTATAAACGAAAGATCGCTAGCGGCTCTCATATTTGCGATTTGAGATGCTGTCTGCTCGATGCGTCCCATCACTCCTAGTTGAGTAGTAAGTTCTTTGGTTTTCTTTTCTTCTACTTTTAACGAGTCTAATTGTTTTCCAATCGCGTCTTGAATGCTTGCATCGCT